CGAGGGGCACTATCGCTGTAATAGTACCACCCGATCGCGGCAGAAGTACGCGGTACCGTTGGCAGTTTCCCGACAACGGACTCGACAGCATCCTTAATAGCTGCCGAAGTTCTATAGTAGCCAGCATCGAAAAGCTGGTTACTAAGAGAAACACCGCTAACCACTGCGTTCCCATCGAGTCGATCAGTCGGAAGCATGCGACGAAGGTAGACAGGTGTCACCTTCGAACCGTCGTAAGCGTCCAACCCGCAAGACTCACGGAATTTACCATTCCAAAAAGACTTGCGATTGTTGACTTTCAATCCTATGGAATGAAGGTCAGCACTGATCGTAGATGCCTCGTTTGCGGGGATGATCAAATCATCACCGTAAACGTAGACCTGCCTGCTCAGTTCAAAGCAGGTAGATCTTGAAGGTTGTTGTCCTTTGCTAAGTATTCTCGATGTGATGATGGCACAATAAAATACCATCGCCTCAGTCGGAAAACACATAGCAGAACCCATCGACGCGAACTTCTTAAGGTCAATCACTCGACCAGAAGGAAGTTTCGCGCGACGGCTCCGGCAAGCGTCCACGATTTCCCAGAAATCTGGGTAAATCGAGTACAAATCCTGAGCCATCGACAATGAAACACGATCGCTCGCTTCACTCATATCCAGGGTGGCAAGAATGCCATCACGTGAAGAGAGTAAAGCCAAAGATTGGTTCACGGACTGATCACGAAAGTTAACGTGACCACCTGTGAAATACCCAGATTCGATTCTGGGAACAATCCAAGTGCTAAGAGCCTGTTGAGCATACTGCATGCAAACAGGTTCAATAGCAATTACGCGAGGTGTTTTCATAGTCTTAGGGACAAAGACAACCCTTACGGGTGCCTCGTCCTCGGGTTCGACGAAGTTGATGGGAATGTCATCTCCGTAATGGGTGAGGTTCCGCAAGGAACCACATCCAAATTCTGTATAAGGAAATACCCTATCCAGACGGCGATGCCAAACACTGATGCGAAACTTCGAGTTACCTCGAATTTTCTCACCAGTAGTACCAGGACCATGACGAGGAACAAGTTCCTCGTAGTGGCCATAAGAGAGGATGTCGGACATAACAATCCGACAAACTCTCCGAAAGTACTCCATAAATCTATCATTCTTGATAGCTCCAACTTCGTTCTCACACTTGAGAAAGGCTTCCTCGGCCCGTCTCTCGCGCTCTTTTGTGCACGGGAGAAGGATTTTCTTAGCAAAAAGGCAGACTTGCCGAATGCTAGAAATGCAGTCCAAGGAAGGGTTCTCAAGAAGAACACCATCCTTGTCAAAAACATTGGACATGAAGGCCTGCATGAAAGCGGGTCGACATCCATTTTTCTGGAACCCAGAAAAATAGGAAGGGCCAATCCTACCCTTGTCGAGACTTCTTTCGAAGTCAGAACAGAAGGCGGGAAGGGTGATAGTAATGAAACTATCGCCCTCGTTTTTGACTCGCTCCGTGATCGTTTTAATATCACGGAACGATGGGGCATCACACCTCCTGCTGCAATCCTGCAGTAGGTACGCTAGGAGTCCTACAAGGCTTTTCATGGTACCACCTTTTAAGTTGGCTGCCATCCAGGATGTTTTGCTTAACCGCAAAGCTTACGAAGAAAAGCCTACAAGACCAATCGAGTTATCGACTGGAGAAAACCGGCCTTACCTACTTCGATCAAGAAGGAGAGAAGGTGTTAGGTTTCCCCGTTGATCAGTTTGAGGATATTGGCCGACGTCGCCCACGCAATCAAGGCATTCGCCAAGTTTTGCGCGTCAGCGGCTGTAAGACCAATATTCGGAAGTCGATGGTGATCGTCGCGGTCGCCGAAGCCAGAATGTTCTGGGTCGGAATCACGGGGTCAGCAGCATAGACGTCCCGCCGAAGCCGAGCGACAGCTCGGTTTCGCGTTTTGAACTGATGAGACAGGATGAGATCGTAGATCACACCCGAATCATTCAGTTTGTACTCAGACTGCAAATCGCCCCGGCCAATGGCCGGAAGGGACTTGGCAACGGCATTGTAGGTAATACTTTGCGGATCAGCAAACATGTTGGTTCTCTCAGCGTTACTTGACAAGACCTCGGGACAATCCCAAGGCAGCTAGAATGCCCATCTGGTAGTTTGATAAACTAGACAGTTGGACATTTAAGCCGAAAGGATTCCCTCCTCCCTGACGCATCTTAGCTTCAGTTATGTCTCTGACATAAAGTGAAGCTGAGCCGCCAGGGATGTTGGTATTCCCCACGACAAGAGGGACCCACGTGGTAGTCATAAGATTTTCCACGGTAGTTTTCTCATGTCGCATGATATAGGAATACCGACAAACGAGGTTATCGACTGCGTTCGGAGAAAGATTGGAGATGATATCTCCAACATTTGAGAACCAGTCGATGAGCCACGACCATGGTAAAACTTCCCAAATCAGTTCAGGTGTAGGTAATGCACCGAACAGAGCTAGGCGAGCTTTTTTGGTCCAAAGCGACGAACCGACATCAGGTATGTAATATTGGTACTTACCAACAAACCATACTTTGGTCTCGGTCGTCGTGGTCACTTGGTACTGCGTAGTTCCGTTTGTCCAAGTCGGTGGCGCTCGTGAACAATTCACGAACGGCGACGAGTAATTGGAAATAGTCTGCGTAGTACTAGTATCGTTCGCGATGGTAGCCTTACGGCGAATGCCATGACCATTCTCTCGAATGATTTGTGCCATCCGCTTATCAATGGTATGCCAAAGATGATACATCTTCCGCAAATCATTGACGAAAGGCTTCCAGCCAAAGACGACGTTCAAGTATTCATTCCCTAAGGAGCGAAAGAACGGCATCTTTTGGAAATGCAGAAGCGGGATACGGGGTATATCCCTCAATTCAATGAGGAATTGTCCCAATCCAGCAACTGGATTTCCAGGGCGAGTCCGTCTGAAACCAGAAGC